AGAGGATAATATGAACTATAAAGAATATCACAAAGAGTTAAAAAAGAAAGTCAACATTGCTGAACAAGTAAGAAATGAAGACAGAACAAACAAAACTTGGACAGATGTTCGTACTCTTAAAAAGTTGAAACTACAAGCAAAGGATAAATTAAATGAAACTAAGCAATAATTTTAGTTTAAATGAAATGACCAAGAGCCAGACGGCAACTCGTAAAGGGATTAGTAATAATCCTAGTGAAGACCATATGAATAATCTAAAAGAACTTTGTATCAATGTGCTACAAAGAGTTAGAGATCATTTTGGTAGAGTTGTATCGGTATCTAGTGGATATAGAAGTCCAGAACTTTGTGAAGCAATAGGGTCATCTAAAACATCGCAGCATGCGAAAGGTCAAGCAGCAGACTTTGAAATTCATGGTATATCTAACGCAGAGTTAGTAAAATGGATTAGTGAGCACTGTGATTTTGACCAGATGATTTTGGAGTTTCACAATGTAGATGAACCGAATAGCGGCTGGGTTCACTGCTCTTACAGATCAGATGGTGAAAATCGTAAAGAAATATTGAGAGCTTATAAGAACGAAAATAATAAGACTTGTTATGAGTCTTATACACCAAGCTGAAAAGAAGATAGAGAAGCATTAAGAAATGATCCTGAAAAAATCAGAGATCATATGACACTGTACAGGTCAAACTAGACTTGACAGATAGCTTATATTATGATATACTATGAGTATTAAAATATGAAGGTGAATATAATATGAAAAAATTTAATTTTATAGATTTAGACAAATCAAAACTTCCTGTAACAAAAGGTAAAAAAGTAGATGGCTTTCGTTTCTATGATATAGACGGAAAAGCATATCCATCTGTTACCAGTGTTTTAGGTATCAAAAAGAAAGCAGAACTACAAGGTTGGCGTGAGAAGATTGGTGAAGATGTTGCCAATTGGGAAATGGGTAGAGCCGCTAGACGTGGTAAAGCAACACACTTATTAGTAGAACAATATTTAAAAGGTATGACGCCAAGTGAAAGAGGTGTATTACCTTTAGGCCTATTTAAATTATTAAAACCATACATTGACCAAATAGATAATATTCATATGTTAGAGACTATTATGTATAGTCCTAAACTAACTATCGCTGGTCAAGTAGATTGTATTGCTGAATACAATGGTAAATTATCTGTTATTGATTTTAAAACAGCAAACAAAGAACGACAAGAAAGCTGGATTGATAACTACTTTTTACAAACTACAGCCTATGCTCAAATGTATGAGGAGACTTACGGAAAGAGTATAGATCAAATTGTTATTTTACTTGCTTCAGAAGATGGTTCCGTACAAAACTTTATCAAAGAAAAGAAGGATTATATGGATCCTTTGATGAAATCTATTGACGAGTTTTATAAATATTATCAGGAACAAAACAAAGATAAAATTAAGCAAGATTAATCTGGCCCATATTTTATTGTAAGAGAGGCCAATGTATAAAACAATCCTATCAATACTGGTCGGTATCATACTGTCTATTGGTATATTACATGCCGAAGAAGATGAATTAAGACCAGGACAAATACCAGGCGCATGGATGGAACATATACCAGTTGTGTGTTTGGCAAATACATCATTATGGGAGTTTGCTAAAAAGGCAGAACTACAACCATTTAATGTTAGTTATGGAAGAGCAGGTGGTAAACCTACAGGTGAGGTTGTTTATATAATTACATATTGGGTAAACTTTGAGGACAATAATTCAATGGCAACTGTAAACACACCAGGTAGTGATTATAGTTGTGTAATGTTTAGAAGTTTTAATATACAATTAAACCCAAATATACAATTTGAAATGCCTACTAACACTTGACAAAATTAGAAAAGTGTGGTATATTATAAGAGTCAATTGACTAGGGCGCTGATGCGAGAGTGGAGGCGACCACTAAATTAAGGAGGAGTGAATTACAGATGATAATTCAGTAGATAAAACTTTTGAAAATGAATCCACTAGAGATACCACACCGATGGTACGAATTTCAGTCAGAGAATATAACGATTTAAGAGATCAAGCAAAAGGTAATAGTGAGTATATTACTGACCCTAATCTTATTGCCATAATAGATAAGATAGAGGAACTAACAAGAGCTTTACGTAAGCATATTGTTAGAAAATTTTAATGAACAGTAAAGAATTTAGTTTGACAATAGAGAATATTGTTAAAGAGAAAAAAATATCTCATATGGATGCAGTGATTTGGTATTGTGATGAAAATGGTTTAGACCCTAGTCAAGTATCATCATTAATATCAAAATCATTAAAGGAAAAAATACAATTAGAAGCCACAAATTTAAGAATGTTAAAGTTTCCTAAATGTGGACAATTACCAATTTAAATTATGTATGGTGGGTTTGATGTATATAAAACATATTTGGCTGTTAAATTACATTTTGCCTCCGATACTTACGATTATTATAAGTATGATGGTAAAGTCAATGCAAAACTTGACACTTTTACAAAACGAAAGGACAGATACTTTTTTCATAAGTTAAGTACACGATATGCAGAAACTGATATACTTGATTTCTTTGTTGCTAACTTTCTTGCAGATAGCAAGAGATGGATTGGTAATCTTTTGGCAAATGATGGTAGAGACGTTTACTTGGATTATAAAAAACGTAAAGAGGCTTTTACCTACCATTTTAAACAAGAGTGCGGAACTATTGCTAGTGACCTTGGCAGGCGTAATATTTCTTTTAATGATGGGTTTATTCCTATTAATGGACAGCATCCAAGAGTCTTACGTTTACTTATTCAAAGGAAAATTAGTTACCAGACCGCGGTCGTGTTGGATCACTTTCTTGGCTTTACTAAAAATTGGGATAAAGAGATTACCGAGAAAGTTGTATGGCCTGAAATCTCACTTAAGGTTACCAGAGTGAAACCATTTGTAAACTTTAATGCAACAGAATGTAAATTGATTATGAAAGAAGTTTTTATAAATGACTAAAACAGTATTTTGTATAGGTAATGGCGAAAGTAGGGCGCCAATAGATTTAATTAAGTTAAGACCACACGGTAAAATATATGGTTGTAATGGTTTATACAGAGACTTTACACCAGATGTATTGTGTTCTGTAGATGGCCCAATGATGCACGAAGTATATCATAGTGGTTATGGTGATAACAATGAGTTATGGTTAAGAGACTGGAATCCAATACCAGGTATGACATATAACACAGTTGTTTTTGCTAATCTTACACCAAAAGAAATTGATGTTGCTAAAAAGAATTTTAAAATATATGAAAACAAAAGAGAAGATAGACAAGAGTTTGTATTTCACGGATCAAATATATCTGGTCAGGTAGGTATTATTAGACGAATGGCTGGAGGTGAACAAATTGAGAAAACACAAATAAGTCATACAGGTTGTTATGTTAGTTGGGTAAACCCAAATGATAAAGTAAAATCAATAAAAGATTTAACTGGTAGAGATAGAGGTTGGGCTTGTGGTGCGACCAGTGGATTTGTTGCGTTAGAACAAAATAAAGATTTAGAGGAACTATATTTGATAGGACACGATTTAAAAAGTTATGACCACAATATAAACAATATGTACAAGTCAACACAAAACTATGGTGACGCAAAGAATAAGGCGATACCAGATGTAAATTGGGTTAGTCAATGGTACACATTAATGCAAGAATATCCTAAAGTTAAGTTTATAAAAGTCAATCCAAAGGGTATTAGAGGCGGCGATAATATAAACAATATAGTAAAAGAGTGGGCAACTAAAAACATAGATTATATTAATTTTGATGAACTACACAAAAGATTTAGTTGCGTATCAGGGTTGACAAAATGATAGAAATGTGGTATATTAGAGCTTAATATGTTTGATAGTATTATATACAGAATGTTAGACAAAATAGTAAGTTGGTGTGAGCGTTATAAAGAGTACAAAATTAAGAAGTCTCTACCTAAGGCTACCTATGATAAACAAGCGAGAAAAGAAGACTTGAATAAATGGGTAAATGAACGAGAGAAGTCTTATAAATAATATTGATACCGATTATACAGGTAACACAAAGACAACGAATACAAATAATAAGGAGAAATACGATGGACTTTGAAACATTAA